CCATTAACGGTTATTGTGCCGATTAAATCAAAAAAGATTGTGAGTGTGCTTGGCCCCCAAAACTTACTGCTGTACCCTGTTAACGCTTCAACTGTCGCCTGCGCATCCGCGCGAAAATGCATTTCTACAAGGTCTGTGCAGTTATGAATCATAGAGACATATTTACTTGAACCAAACGGATTACTAACAGAAAACGTTGTCAGTGATGGAAAATACAGTTTCGTAATCTTAGTATTGACTAACGCGTTTTGACACAACCCCATTGTTGTTAACGAATCAAAATGAAGTTCGCCATCTAACCCTGTATCATCAAAAGTGTAATATAAAGCCATAGACACAACCTTGTCCAAGCCGTGGATGTTTTTTAATGCCTTGCAACTTTGAAACGTGTGCCGCAGTTGTAATGCCGAATTTAAGTCTGTGCTTTGTATATAAACATCTGTTAATTGGTTGTTATTTGCAAAAGAATATTCAAGCACAACATGCGTCGGGTTCTTTGGCAAACAAACAGTATCAACCGACGTGTTGGCAAATGCGTATTCAAACCAAGCGTCGCCATTTGTTGATGTTTCTTCTAGGTTTGACAAGTCTATTGTTCCAACAAGATTGCCGCAGTAGGCAAATTTATGCGAAAACGTGTTATAACAGTATCCTACTCCGCCGTTTGGCAAATCAGCATACCCGAAACCGATTACTTTTTTTACCTGTGTCATATCAACTGTGAACAACTCTGTGCGTGCGTGATAGTCCCCATCCGCATCCACATCCCCCAACAGGTTATCAATGGATACGCCGTACTTGGTTGTTGCACCACCACCACCCGTGGGCACATTTACTTCTGCTGTTGCGTATTCAGTCACGTCGTACGAGCCGTTTTCAACTATGCTTAATGTACCCGTTGACGGGTTTGGCACTTGAACTTCAACTGTACCCAATCCGGTATATCCCGTATCAGCGGTATATACACCGTTCTCGGTAACTTTAATGTTTTGATTGTTTATTGTTGTGCCACCGCCGCCGCCTGTAATATTTGCCACGAGTTTAACTTTGTGTTGTCTGCCATCTTGTGCTATAACATATCCGGTGTCATCGGTTGCGCTTGTTGGGAGTTTTAACTCGCCGGCGACTTCTGCGACTAATGCACATTTATGTTTTTTGCCGTCTATGACAATATATCCTGTATCAACGTTCGGACTTTCTGCCAGTTCCAGGTCGCCAGCTGGTGTAGCCACCATTTGGACCTTTGTTTTTTGCCCTTCAGAGACCGCGTATGCGGTGCTTTCGTTTGGACCGTTTTTGTATTCAATGGTGGCTTCACTCATTTTTATACTCCGTATTTTTTCTTGAATTTGTCTACAAATGTTTCATCGTATTCACGGAATTCGTTCACATTTGCTTGGTCTTCTATCAGCTTTTTTAACACGTCAACCGTCAACCCGTCAATGTTTTTTAACATCCAGCCCAGATTGTTGTGTGCTTTTAGGGCTTCGTTTATCTTCAGGATGAATTTGCGGCGGATTTGGAATTCCTGGTATGCCGGGTCTGCCAGACGTGCTGCGCGTTCTGTTTCGCGTTTTTCTTTGTATTTTGCCTGCAAGTTCCCACTGTATGTCTTTTTCTTCTGGTATATGCTGCGGCGAATCAACAATTTTTCTTCTTTGCTGATTTTGCGCACCATAATGCCTTTTATGAACAGTTCTTCTTCCCTTGTAATGCCCATTTTGGCCAATCTTGGGTTGAATGCTGGTTCGGCCATGTTGTATTTTGCGTCTATCGCTTTATCTTCGTCAGAATCAGAATCACTGTCGGAAGAATCGCCAGTTTGATTTTCTTCCAAATCGTGTGCAGGCGGTGTTGTATCTTCTGCCACAGGGTCTGGGGTTCCTGTTTCTTCGGCTGTGGATACAGGTTCTTTTTCTTCATTGGTTTGAATGCTTGTCGTTTTTTGTGCTTCGATGTATGCTTTGCCATTTTCTTTTGCTTTTTCTTTTTCTTCTTTAGTGGTTGCGGCCTTTAATGCGCGCAACAGTTCAAGTGCGGTCTGGTCTTCTTTTGCCAGTGCTGTCAGTTGCATTAGCCAGTTCATTATTTCAGTCCTATTTCTTCTGCGTTGAATTCCGGCGCGCCGAACAATTCAATATATTTTGCTTTTTGTTCTTCGTTGAATTTAACGTATGTTTCAATTTTTTCTTTCAGGTCTTCTTCTGTAAGTGCGATTGACGCGTGGTTTACCAGCCATGTGTCTTTTGTGCCGTCTGCTTTTGTAACTTTAACAGAGTATTGTACGTAACCTGATGTGTTGATTTCTGCCAAATGGATTATCCCTTTTGCCGCGGCGACTTCGCCTTTCAGTGTGCGGAATACATATACTATTTGTCCTAATTCATATTGTTGTTTCATGTTTTGCCCCTTTATTTGCGGTTTTTAATCATCATTTTTGCGCGTTCTTCCAGCATTTTGTCTTGTTCTTCTCTGCTGGCTTTTACGAATGCGCGTTGCCATTCTGCTTCGTTGTATTTTGGTTCTGATACAGCGACTGGAATCCGGTTGCCCATCATTGCGTGGCGGACTTTGTTCAGCGACAATGCCCACACGCTGTTGCGTTCTACCAGTTTTTTGTGCATTTGGAATTCTGCTTCTGAGTTGCAGAAGTCTTTCAGCCAGCCGAACAGTGCTTCGTTCCATGCGTTGATGTCGGACACTTCGCCGATTACTTCCTGAACCTTTGCGTTGCGTTCTGCGATTGCTTTTTGGTCTGCTGCGGTGCGTTCCGCTTCTGTTGTCAAGTCAATCGCTTTTGATTCTACCAATTGGTCCAGCACGAATCTGCGGATGTCGTGGTTGCGTTCTACGCCAATTCCCTTTTCCAGTGACAGTTTGTCCAGTTTTTCAAATACTGTGTCAATCTTCTTCTTGTTTTCTTCGTTTGTGATAAATTCGTCAAACTTGGAGTCCAACGCGAAGTCTTTGCCGTATTCTTCTACTTTCTGTGGAACCTGGCGCAGTTTTGAAATCTGTGAGCGGAAGTATTTTTTATCTTCTGCCAGTTTGCGGATTTTATCTGCGTCAAACTGTCCTTCTGCGTTTTTGTATTCTGCCAGGTCGTCCGCTGGTGGGTTGTCGTTCTGGGGATTTACTGGGTCTGTTGGGTTTTTGATTGGGTCGTTTTCGTTCATTTGCTTTGCCCTTTTGGTTCGGTTGCTTTTTTGCCTTTTGCTATCAAGAATTCCAGCATTTCAACGCGCCCTAGGTATCGGTGCAGGTTGTATGCGTGGGGGTCATTTGTGCCTATGTTATAAGCGGTCATGTTCGCCCTTGCGGCAGTCAATTCTGCCTGCAAGACTTCTTGAACTTCTGTTGTGCCGAGAGTGGCCGCTAGTTTGTTGCGGTCGTTCAGCAGTTCTTCTTTGGTTTTAATCATTTGCTTTGCCCTTTGCTTTACATTGCTGGTGTTTGTCCTGGCATTCCGCCCTGCTTATTTGCATTGACGATAAGTTCTTTTATCATTTCTGCTTTCTGCTTTTCGGCTTCCTGCTGGATTTGTGCTTGTGCTGCCGCTTCCATATTTGCTTGGATGTCGTTTTGTGGCAGGACAATGTCTTGTGGGACACGCAACAATTCTGCGATTTTATTTGCGTATACTGGTTTGTTCAGCGCGACTGCGGTCATGGAACCGTCTGGTGTTGCTACGTTGAACAGGTCAATCATTGTCGCGATTGCTTGGATTTGTTCCATGTTTTTGACTTCTGTGGATGTCAGTGTTACCTGCACGCCGTTTATGTATGACTCCAGGTCAAATCCTTCTGGGTAGAATTCTTCAATCTTTGCGAATTCGTGCAACAACCATTTCACGTCATCCGTCAGCATTTTTTGTGCTACGACCACCATATTATTGTTTGTAACGTTCAGGCGGTTTGTGCGTGCTGCGATTTCTGTCGCGGACATTTCCTTGTTTGTCTGGTTTGGAATTGTGTCCGAGTTCATGACGGCCTTGATGTTCATTTCCATTTGGGCCTGGTTCCACTGCTGCACGTTCGGGTCATCGCCCAGTGTCAGCGGTGTCAATGTTGGGTTGTCTTGGCCTGTTGATTGTACTGGGATGATTTCCATTGGTTTCATTTCCAGGCGGTCAAAGTCCAGCATATGGTTTTCGTTTGCCAGCCACATTGGTGCTGCGCGGAACATGATTCCAAATGTGCCATAGTAGCGCAGTGCGTTTAATTGGTTCAGTTCTGGCAGTGCTTTTACGCCGACCCCGATTCCGTATACGCTTCCTGGTTTGCGTGTCCAGAAGGACGAAGAGAAGTCGCAGTATTTTGCGGTTCTGTTTACCAGCACGTCTTCGCCGCACAGAACGTAGTAATGCCACATTGTGTCTTCGTAGTTGTACATTGTGGCTTCTTTCAATTCTATTATTTCGCCTGCGTTTTGGTTTGTTGTTGGTACGCCGTTTAATGATCTGCCCTGGGTTTCTGGGAATACTGCTGGCACTTCTTCGCGTTTCATTTTCAGTTTGCGGTAATAGCCGTCTGTTTCCCCTGTGAATGCTTTGGTCATTGCCACGTCTTTGATTGGCACTGGCACGCGCCAGAACTTGCGGCTGTTGACACTAAATGTGCGGAATCCGACTGTTGTGCCGGCTACCAGGTCGTATGCTGATTCCAGGTAGTTGCCCAGGTTTGGAATAATGCATTTATTGATTGAGTCTGAGATTGCTTCGTCCAGTGCGCGTTGGTCTGCTGTGTCTTCCCACCATGTTGGGGCTTGGACTTTTACTGCGGTTTTTCCGTCTGCGCTGATTACTCTTTGGAATCGTGAAGCGAAGGTGTCTGCTGCTTCGCACCCGACTGTTGTCAGCAACCGTGTGTTTTCCCAGTTGTTGGGGATGTTTTCGTCAATGTAGAACGAATCGCGGTTGGGCATTGTCATACGAAACACGGCGCAGTATAGCGCGTTCCACACTTCCTTTTCTGACATAGCATTATCAAACTTTGTGATGATGTCTTTTACGTTCATTGTTTGTCCTTTTATCCTAGGTCGCCGTATTTATCGTATGAAACTGTTGGTGCGGCCACGCCGCCATATGATGTGTTTGTAAGGTTGGACACTGAATTCATCAGTTCCATGTTTTCTCTGCGTTGTCTTTCTTCTTCAATTTTGCGCTGGCGCGTTATTTCTTCGGTCTGCAGTTTCAACATTTGTTGCTGGATTCGGTTAGACCTTTTCTGTGACTTGCTGGAAGACCACGCGTTGAATATCTGGCTCCCGACATATGCGCCTGCGGCTATTGCTAAGAGTGCCATTTTAACACCTTTTTTCTGCTCTTGTTTTTGATTCTAACAAGCACAAATTTTTTTTTCAACATTAAAACCATCTGTTTTTCTGTTGGATTGGTCGTGCGCCGCCGTGTGCAATCGCGTAGTCTGTATGTGTCTGTTCTTTGGGTTTGTATGTCATTATTCGCCATATTCCCATAGCGATTGCGTCTGCCATGTTGGGGGATTCGTTGTTCAGGTTCTTTTTAATGTCTTTCTTTTCTGCTATTCGCAGTTTACCTTTGCTTTGCTCTGTGGTGGCATAAACCTGGGCATACATTTCGCGTCTGATTTGGTCTATGTGCGCTGGGTTGCCCACATACCAGCATTGGTTTTGGTTTATCATGCGTTGCCACAGCGCGTATGCTTCGCTGCGTGCGTTGAAGATTGTTTCGTCTGTAATTGGTGGCACGTGGCCTAGGAAGTTGACGATTCCGAGTGCTTGTCTGGTTCGTGGGTCTGGTCCGCGTTGTTGTGCTGCGGTGTATCCGATTCCGTTTGCGTCCCATACTTCTTCTGTCGCGCCTGTTGCCGCGCGTGCTTGGTTGACCCGGACCACCAGTGCTGGGGTTTCAATCTGGTATTTGCCCACGATTTCCACCAAAATTGACCCATATGGTGTCTTTGCAACCTTTGCTATGACGGATTCGTCCCCATATCCACCGCCCACGTCAATTGCCAGGACGACTCTGTTTTGTTCTCGTTCGCGTGCTGTTATGTCTGCTGCGGTGCGTGAGAAGAAGTTTTCAATGCCTGTGTTGTCAAACCACTGGGCCAGGTCTGTGTCGTTCTGGCACATAATGAATCTGGTGTAGTATACTGGCGATTCTGTCTTTGCGCGTTCGTATGCCTGTCGTATGTGTGCTGGCAGTGCGTTGTTTTCCCACCAGTCGCAGCGCATAAACAGTGCGTTATGGGTTTTGCAGAAGTCAACCACGGATTGTGGTGGGTTATTTGATATCAAAAGAATTACCGCGCAGTGTCGGATTTCTGTTTCCAGCGCAGCCACACCTTGCACTTTGTCCCATTTTTCCACTTCTTCGCAGATGAGCATGTCGTATTTCTTCTGTTCGTTCTTGATGTCTTGTCGGCCAAAGAAGTCAAAGTCCACACGCATTGGTCCGATGAATCTGTGCATTGGGTCGCGTTTTGATGAGTTGGCACCGGTTCCGCGGCATTCTGGTGCCAATCGTTCAAATGCGTCTTTGGAACCGTTCAGACCGTTTTCTGTCATCGTTGCGTATTTGATTGTCTGCAAGTATCCGTCATATGCGCCGCTTATGCAGGACCGTTGCGCCCATTCGGATTTTCCGCTTCCGCGCGACCCTTCCAGCAGAATAATGAGTGGGTCGAGTTCGCCGCGCAGGTATTCTGGGGTTTCTTGGAAGAGTTGTATGCGTTCCATTATCTGCGGATAGAGTTTCAGCAGTTTTCGTGGGCATTTTTCAAGAAGTTTGTCCAGTGATAGTTTCATCAGTCTTCCAGTTCTATTGTGATTCTTTCTCTTAC